CACATGGCCACCATTCGGGTAGCGAGCCGCCAGCGCGTGGGCTGCGTTAAGTCGCTACCGACAAGCGGGCGGTGCAACGCCCGACGGATAGGCGGCGGAGTGACCGCCAGTGACCCGTGCCTTTGGTGACAAAAGCCCGTCCTCGGCATCGGTGCCGGTTGCACACGCCACCGATACGAGGGCGTTACTCCCACCCCAGCATTTCGTTCGGGCTTTTCCCGCACACGCGGCATATCGACACGATCTTGTCAGCGCCCGGCGTGTAGCCCTCGCCGCTCTCGTACTTCACAATCGCGTCTTTGGACACGCCCACGGCCTTTGCGAAGTCATCCTGCGACATGTCCAGCGCCGCACGGGCAGCCCGGAGATTCGCCGCGAAAACCTCTTTGTTGAATCCCATTTGCTTTTCACCACCTCAAATCACTAAGTTATTCAACATTACAAAATAGAATAGCTAAAATATTATGGATTGCAAGTCGAAAACAGCTAAAAGTTTGCGTATTTAATAAAAAACGGCTACTATTCAACTAAAATGTTGCCTATTGAAATGGAACAGGGAAATGAAGTTGAACATAAAGGCAATGCGAAAAATCGCTAGGGTTACTCAAAAAGAACTTGCTGACGCGATTGGCGTGAACCTCAGTACTATAGGTAACTGGGAAAGGGAAATCGCGTGCCCTGATGCAGAACAGGTTTGGAACTGCGCCGTTGCGCTTGGATGCACGCCGAACGACGTGCTGGGATGGGACAGCGGGCGCGACGGCAACGGGTCGCAGACCCTCACGGCGGAGGAAGCGGAGATAGTGGACTGCTACCGCGCCAGCGCCCCGCAGTGGCAGCAGAACATCGCCATGACGGCGCGCGCCGCAGCGGGAGAATCGAAAAGAAAGCCGAAGATAATCTACATGCCGCCGATGGACGCAAGGCGGCAAACGCATGATATGTTCAGGCTGGGCAAATAGGGATAAGGATAGGTTGCTAAAATGAAAAGGGATATGGAACTTGTGCGGCGCATTCTCCTTGAACTGTCCGAATCAAGCCAGCCGCTCGATGCAAGGACATTCGTGGACGGCAACACGACGCTGGAAGAAGTCATCTACCATTTCAGAATCATGGAAGACGGCGGATTGATAAAGGCTTCCGTTGCATACGCCGGAAACAAGCCGTATATCTGCACGGCGAACGAACTAACGTGGGCGGGAAATGACTTCCTCGCTTCAATAAGGTCAAACTCCATATGGAGCAAGGTCAAGACAACGATAGCCAAGGCGACGGGGGATGCGTCTTTGGATGTTATAAAGGCGCTGGCAGAGAAGATTTCAACCAACATGCTGCTAAGCAGCGTGTAGCTATGGGCTTTAAGCATAAAGAAGCCCCGTGGCAGTCGGCAAACTCACACGGGGCAAAGCCAATCCCCATAGGCAAGGAATAGGCAAGGTGATTCTATCATGGCCAAGAGGCGTGCCGCCATATACGCCCGCTTTTCGTCGCACAATCAACGGTCGGAAAGCATAGAAATTCAGGTTGAGAACTCGACGCGCTATTGCCGAGAAAACGGCCTTGACGTGGTGCGCGTCTATACAGATTATGCCAAGACCGGGCGCAATACCGACCGCGTGGAATTTCAACGCATGATGGACGATGCCCGACTGGGGCTGTTCGATTTCGTGGTGATCTACAAGGTTACCCGCATCATGCGCAACCGCGACGAAATGGCGCTTGCGCGAATCATGCTGCGCAAGGCGGGCGTTGAAATACTCTACGCTGGCGAAGAGATTGCGAGCGGTTCAAGCGGCGTGCTGCAATTGGGAATGCTCGAAGTGTTGGCGGAGTGGGAAAGCGCCATAGATTCGGAGCGCATACGCGACGGCATACAGAAGAACGCGCAAAGGTGCATGGCGAACGGGCGCACCCTCTACGGCTGGGACATTGTAGACGGGTTCTATCAGGTGAACGAACGAGAAGCCGCCGTGCTGCGCAAGATGAAGAACATGCTTTTCAGCGGGTCGAACATCGCGGAAATCGTCAGGGCTGTGGCAAACGTGCGGAGCCGCAACGGCAAGCCAATAATACACGACAGGGCGCGAAAGCTGCTGATGCGCCCCCAGAACGGAGGCACGTACAGCTACGCGGGCGTCGTGGTCGAAGGCGGGATGCCCGCGCTCTGGCCGAAGGAAGAGCAGGACATGATCATCGCCATGTTGAGCAAGAAGCGCCCACGGAGGCGGGTAGACCATGAAGAGGAATGGCCGCTTACCGGCAAGCTTTGGTGCGACAAGTGCGGCAAGACGCTTGCGGGAACCAGCGGCACCAGCAAGGGCGGCAGCGTGTACTCGTATTACAAGTGCCGCCATTGCGGGCGCACGTTCAGGCGCGACATTCTGGAAGATGCCATAGTTGACATGACGATAAGCGCGGTTGAGCGCCCGGAGGTACGCAAGCGCATTGCATCCGGCATGGCGGCATACAACGCAGAGATCGACGACGCGCCGTTTGAAAGCGAACTTTTGCGCAAGGAAATAAGAAGGATTGAGCAGGCATTTGAAAGGGTCTGGCAAGCCATCGAAGACGGTATAGCGCCTCCGGGCGGCAAAGAGCGCATAGCGGAACTGACCGCCCGCAAAGAAGCGCTTGAAGTTGATTATGAGATCGCCAAGGCGAATGAAGGTATCGAACCTGATATGTCTGATCTAATGGACTGGTTGGACAACATGGCGCAAGAACTCACGCCGCAAGAGATATTGAAAATGTTTGTGCGGGCTGTTGAGATAACCGAAGCCGAAGTGCGCTTGTTCTTCGCCTTCGACTACTACGGAGACGGCTTCACACCGCCCAAATACAAAGACGAACACCCGGTAGAAGGGTGTTCGTCTAATCCTACTATGGTGGAGCTTATGAGAAAAACGGCGAACTCCACCAGTACCGCCACCCGCGCGGCTATCCAACTCGATACCTGCATTGTAAGGGTATCGAAAAACTGGTTTGTTGTCGTTGGAACGTGCCAGAAATAGCCATTTCCGGTGTTTGCAAAATACCAGATGGGCGGCTTGCTGTAAGCCCGTCTAACGCCAGAAAGCGGGGCACCCTGACAAGGGGTGCCCCGCTTGAACGCTAATAAGAAAGCTTCTGGCCGGGGTAGATCGTATAAGGTGCCCCAATGCCGTTCTTGCTTGCGATGGTGTGCCAGTCGATGCCGAGCGAAGCGCCAATCTCGCTGAGCGTGTCGCCGCTCTTGACGGTGTAGACGCCATACTCGCCGCGCATGACAGCAGCCGCGAGGTCAAGCGTCGTGCCCTCCGGCGAAGGCTCGGCAGCCTCTGCGGGCGGAACGTCGGGCGCTGCCGCGCCGGACGGGTTGGCGAACTTGCCCCACGCTTCGCGCGTCATATAGGCGATATCGAGATCAAGCGGCGCGTTGAAGCCATCGAGACGGCCATTCGACGTGTACTGGTGGATTGCGCAGCTACCCCAAGCGCCGAAGCCGCCATCGGGAAGCCACGGCGAAGACTGGTAGCCGGTGCGGTTGTTGTTGGCGTACTGCGCAACCCATAGCGCGTGATTCGGCGCGATCTTCGACCAATCCTCTTCGGCGCAAACGCTACGGCTCATGTAGACGATGCAGCGAACGCCGGTCTGATCGTAGACGTAATCGAGGAACTGCTTTGCCTTGTCGGTGCCGATGCGCCCGTACATCTCGTAATCGAGAACGGGAATGCCGTTGCCGAAGTAGTTACGGCAGCTTGCGACGAAGTGCTTAGCCTGAGCGATGGGGTCTTCTCCGTTCATGAAGTGATAGAAGCCCCAGAGCTTGCCGAGTTTGATAGCCTGCTGAATCCACGGGTCGCAGGTGTTGTGAACGATGGTGGTTCCATCTGTCGCCTTGCAGATAACAAAATCGCAAGGCACCTGCGCGAGGTCAAGCCCGCGCTGGTAGTTAGAAATATCAATGCCGTTGAGTGCCATAGAAGCCCCCTCTGATGCAGTAGAAGTAATGAAAATCGACCTGCTCTAGCTCTTCGAGCGTGAAGGCGCGCGCTGAGTTCCCAGCGCTCGCCGGGTCGCGTATCCAGTAGCCGTCATCGTCTGCGCGCCAGATAAGCACGACGTGCCCGCCGTAGTCCCTATCGCCGAGCGTTCCGCTCATGCCAGCGAAGGCAAGCCACCCATCGGACACGTTTTGAAGGACGGGTGCGAGATCGTAAGAAATCGGCGTGCTCTCGATGCCGTATTCCGGGTAATGCTCGGCAATCCACGCGCAGAACTTGCCGGGGTCGTTAACGCCATCGGTAAGGCACGTGTCACCCACGAACGATGCGAGCGTGAGCGGCGTAATGTCCTGAAGCGTCATGTATTTGACAGCCATAGCCGCGCATGTAAGGCCGCAGCCGTGGTCGCCGATGGTTCCGCCCGCATAGGGTATGTAGTCCCATTGCGGGTCAGTCTGAAGCCATAGCGGCATGCTGTTACCCTCTGCAATCGGCCTATCGACCACGATTGCAAGGCGGTCTTCCTCAGCCGCCGCGTAGCCCTCTTCGCGCGCTTCAGCGAGCGCGCCCGCGTCGCTCTCGATATGGCCGACGATGAGCCAGCCGCAGAAGAGCATTGACGCGAGCGCGCCGGAAAGCACGAGGGCGACAGCCTTTAGCCTACTCATCGCGCTTCGGCTCGGTGTAGGTGAGCGCTTGCGCGGAATCGCCAACGCCCGCCGTGGTCGGGTCGGTCACGATGCCAAGAATCGCGAGCACGGCGAAAAGCGCGTTGATGATCGCGGCCAACTGCTCGTTCAGAACGCCGAAATCCCACTGGTAGCCGAACGGCGCGGCGACCACCTGCGCGAGCAGCAGGACGGCGGGAATGAGAGTCAGCCAGAACGTCTTGTTCTTGATACGTGCGGTGAAGTTAATCATTTCAGTTCTCCTTTTCATAGATGAGGTCTACGCGGTCGTAGATGTGATCGACCTTGTTTGCCATGTCGTGCGAGTGCTCGCGCGATTCCATGATTTCGTCGTGCAGCGCCGCCGTGGAAGCCCTGAGAGATTCCATAGCGGCTTGCAGCCCTTCCGAAATGTTGTTGCTACGCTCCATCTGCGCAGCGATGCGGCCTTCCATTTCCGAGCGCTCGCGGTCGCGCTGTGCGCGCTCGTTGAGTTCGTCGCGCTTGCGCTCTTCGCGCTTCAGCTCTAGTTCTGCCTGCCGCGCCGCGTTTCGCTCTTCAAGCTCTGCCTTGCGCTCGTTGTTGCGCTGGTACTCGTTAAGCAGCTGCTTTGCGAGTATTCCGAAACCGATAGCAACGAGGAACGCGAAGAACCATTCGGCACCGAAGGCCGCTGCATGGTCTAAAACGCTCTCCGCCACGTCAGCCCTCCGTCACCTCTCGCCAGACGGTTTCTGTGCCGACAGCCCCCGGCTCCCAGACGTTGTTTGCAACGAGGGATTCCCAGACCTTGCCGTTGTGCTTGACGCGGGCACCGAGCGGGTAGGGATTCGTAGAATCAGGCTGCACCCATTCGGGCACTTCCTCTGTCGGCGTGTCGGGCGTGCCAGCTTCAAGCACCTTCGCCCAAGGGCTCGGCGCTGCCGTTGGTGACCAATCAGGCTGCGAAGTGTGCGCCTGAAGGCACGTGTAAAGCACGCCCTCGAAGCTCACGCGCTCGCCCTCGGAGTAGGCGTGGCCGTCGCCGTCCCACGCCGCGAAAAGCGCGGGGCACTTCGCCGCCACATCGCTAGAGAGCGACGGCGCTTGGCCGTCGAAAATGGCGATGATCGCGCGAAGCTTGCCCTCTTCCTCTTCGGTGAATGCCATGTGTTCCCCTTTCTCTCGCAACAAAAAAGCCCCCGCTAATGCGAGGGCTTCGATACCTTGCTATGTCGGCTTCCTCAGCCGAAAAGCTCCTTGTATAGCGCGTCCATGCGCTTTACCGTCTCGTGCGCGCTAAGGCGCTTCATGCTGCCGCGCCACGACTGGTAGGATTGGTTGACCTGCTCGACGGTCATAATCCCCTTGGCGACAAGCGCGGCTTGCTTCTTCAGCTTGCGCCGCTGCCGCGTCACGGAGGAACGGCACGGGCGAACGACAACCTTTCCGCCCTCGCCATATGAAAACCTCTTCTTCAGGAACACGAAGCCGCGCGTCAGCTTCACAACGCGCGTCTTCTTGCGGTTGATGATGATTCCCAGATCGTCGCAGAGCGCTTCGATGCGCGAAAGAGCGTCCCAAAGCGTCTGCTTGTCAAGGGCGATGCAATAGCTATCGTCCATGTATCGCCCGCTCGCCAAGATGCCCGGAAGGGACAGCATCAGATGGTCAACGGGCGACGGCAGGGCGACGGCTAGAATCTGGTTCGGCTCGCTGCCAAGACCCAAGCCGCGCGCCGTGAGCGTCTATCTGGTCGCTCATGACGCGCTTAACGCGCTCATCGTCAATGGCTCGGTCGATAAGGCACTTGCATGCGTCGTGGTCGATGTTTGCGAAGTAGTCCGCGAAATCGACCTGCAAGATGTAGCCTTCCGCTCCATGCTTTCGGTGGTGCTCGACAAGCTGGCGCTTCATGCGTCGAATCGCGTAGTCGGTGCCGCGCCCCTTGACGTTCGCTGTGCATCCCTCGGTGAGGGTAGGCCAGATCGCGGGCGCAAGCGCGTGACGGCTCAACGATTTCTGTATAACGCGCTCTGAGAAGTGGACAGAGCAGATGTGACGAAGCTTGCCGCGCTCGAACAAGTCAAACTCAATGAAGCCGCGCCGGAAGTCAGCGCCCGTGAGAAGGTCGCGCCGTGCTCTCATGATGTTTGGAACGACGCGCGCCATGTAGCGCTGAACGCTCGATTTCCAACGCACGCCAGCGGCAGCGCCGTTGGCGGCATCGTATAGGTTATCGAGATCGGCGACAGCTTCCAGCGTGCAACCCTCGATGCGCCTAGCCCGGTTCTCAGCGCGCTTGGCATCGCGCCTTGCGCGCCGCGCAGCCCTGCGCTCTTCAGAGTTCATGAGGGCACCCCGCGCGGCTCGCAATCGGCATCCAGCAGCCGCTTGACGGTTGACCATGAAACGCGGTCGAACGCCGAGAACCGCGCCATGCAAGCAGCGAACGGCAACCGTCGCGGGGTGCATATTTACGGGCTTGCGCCCGATGGTCGCCCCTTCCTTCCTCAAATGCACGGCGCGCGGCGCTTCCGGCCGCACGGTCTGGCAATGCTTGGGAATCACGGCAGCGGGCGCACCCAGTCGTTCGTCGGCGCATTGTTGTTGGCATTGCCGTTGCTGTTGACATTGCACGCGCTAGACGAAGACCCGCCCATGACCGACCGCAGCCACCAATTGACGCGATGATTTCCAAGGGACAACGCGCGAACATTCTACCCCTTTCCAATGAGCTTCACGCCCGCGCGAGCGCCCTTTATGAGCTTTATATCGTTCTCGATGCTCTCTGAGATCTCTTCGAACTTAGCCACCTTGACGGGTAGCTTCATCGCAAGAAGGCATTGCAGGTCTTGGTAAAGCTGGTTTAGGTCTGCCAAGGCAAGCGTCATGTAATGCTTGCGTTCCTCGACGTTCCGCTGTGTGTTCGGGTAGAAGGCATCAGCCTTCACAAGGTTGAACACCACGCTTCGCGCCGTCTCCGCCATGGGGACGGCGAAGATGAAGCGATAGGATTTGGGCACCGCGCCCGAAGTGACAAGGCGCGTCACCTCGTTTCGAATCGAAACCGCAGTGTTGAAATACTCGAACGTGCTTAGGTTGCGGTTCCGCACATATACGCCGCTCAATTTGCAACATCCCCCCCCCCTCCGTGATTTTCAAAAAAATACTTCGCCCGCGCTTCGCGCGGGGAAGTATGGGCGCATGCGCAAGGCATGCGCCAGACCTGTACCATGTACGGCTGATTTTATCAGCCTAGGAGGAAGCACGGCAGCGGGCGCAACCAGCCGTGCGTCGGCGCCTTGGTGTCGGCATGGCCGTAGCTGCTGACACCGCACGCGCTAGACGAAGACCCGCCCAGGACCGACCGCAGCCACCAAGGGACGCGACCGCCCGCGATGCGGCTTGCGGTGTCGGTGAAGATGGGGAACTGCGAATCGAAGCCGACAGAGTAGCCCTTGCTGCCCCATACTGGGCACCCGTAAACCTCCATCTCTGAGGGCGACCAAATCTTGCCCAAGTCCGCCCAGCTCCAACCGCTCGCTTCGGTGAGCTTGCCCGAAGACGAATAGCGCTCTTCGAGAAGCACGCGCTGCGCGAGAATGGCGCTCTGAAGCGTGGACGGCAGCGCGGGAAAGAAATCGTTGATCTCCCAATCATGGAGCTTCGAGCACAAGTAAGGGTGCTTCTCTTCGGCGGTGCCGTTGTTGTCGTTTGTCTCGCGCCACTGAAGGTAGCTCGTGTTGGATGCCTTGTCGCCCTTCACGGTGACGGGCGCTTTCGGCACCATGACGATATGATGCCCCTTCGCGGTGTCTCCGCACTGGTAATACTGGTCGATAGCGCCGATGCGGTAGCGCACCGTCTGCGCTGGCACGTTAGCGCCCTCGGAAACGGGAACGTCGATGTAGTCTCCGATGCGCAGACCGGCGAAGTTGGCGTTTCGCGCGCGGTTGCGAAGCCACGTGTAAATGTCGGTGCTGCCGATCTCGTTAGCGAAGACCGAAGCGAGCGAGCGCCCCGCGTAAGCGTTGATGTTGTGCTGGCGGTCGTATTCCTCGGCGGTCGTGACAGAATCGGCCTTGCTCTGCGCTGAAGTGTCCTTCAGGTTGTACGCGGTGCCATTGATAGAAAACTTCGACAAATCAGCCATTGATAGTCTCCCTTCTTAGTTGAGCGTCGCCGTCTCGCCGCTCATGGTGGCTTGCGCAACCGTGACCGTCTCGCCGGATAGGGCGCTTCGTCTGTTTGTGGGCATGTACGCCGTTTCTCCAAGGACTATGTAGCCGTCCTGAAGCTCGACAAGGGCTGTCGCAAGCGTCGCGTTCTCGTCGCGCAGCTCTTGCACCTCGTCATCTGACGGCGGTTCGATAGCCGCGATAGCGTTTGCGATATTAAGCGCGTTCTGTGCTGCGGCGGTGGCATCCTCTGCTGCGCCGTTTGCAGTCGCAGCGGCGGCCTTCGCGCTCGCTGCAGCGGTGTTCGCCGCGCTCGCGGCGGCATTGGCGCTTGCGGTCGCCTTGTCGGCGTTCTGCTTCGCAGTGTTTGCGGCTGATGCGGCGTTGTTCGCAGTCGTGGTCGCAGCGTCCGCGTTCTGCTTCGCAGTGTTTGCGGCTGATGCGGCGGTGTTTGCGGCATCTGCCGCGTTGTTCGCGTTCGTCGCCGCGCTGTTGGCGGTGCTCGCCGCCGTGTTGGCCTTTCCAGCGGCGGTGTTCGCCGCGCTCGCCGCGCTGTTGGCGTTCTTTACCGCCGTCTCTCCACGGTCGATGAGGTCTTGAACGGCATCGTCCCAGTTCTGCGCGGGCTGCTGCCCGTCAAGAGCGCTGCGCAGGATTTCTATTGCGAATCGCTCTGTCGAATAGGTCTTGCCGCTCTTCGTGATCGTGAAATAGGCTTCGTCGGTGTAGCCGGACACGCTGCAAAGCTTCGATTCGTCAACCGTGATCGTGGCGGCGTTTCCGCTCACCGAGCATTGGCCGCGATAGTAGTTACGTTTGTTAGGCAGCAGCACGACAAGCCATGCCGTAGCACCTGAAAGCGCGAACTCATCGCCGTTGTCGTAGATAAGCGCCTTGATGGTGGTTCCGCCATCGTCGCCCTGACCAACCTTGATGCAGGTTCCCGCGCCCTCCTTCGAGATATCGAGTTCAAGCGTCCGTGTGTTGCTCATCACTCGCCGCCTTCCTCGACGGTGCCGTATGCAAGCGCGCGGAGGGCTTCGAGCGCTTCGGCGAAGCTCATAGCAGATCGCGCCTTGCTAGACACGGGCTGCACGTCCGCGCGCGCGGCGACGGCTGGCACGCTCGCGGCCAAAGCGTCGAACACATCGACAACCGCCCTCATGCGGTCATCGACGTACAAGGGCTGAACGAGCGTGAAGGGCTGATCGTCGTTGATTGGCTCCTTCACGTCTTCCGGCTGCACGACGGTTCGGTTTCCGTCTTCGTCAACTGCAATGAAAATCATTCCGTTGCTCGCGGCGCGGTTGATAAGCTCTTCGTCGTATTCGGTCACCATCGCTTCGCAGTTGCCTATCGGGTCGTGCAGCATGTGATAAAGGGTCTTGCTCATCGTTCCTCCTAGTCGAAGTTGCATACCGTGCAGAAGCCGTCTACAAAGTCGATGCTTCGCGTTACGTTCCACCATGTAATCGTGCCGTCGCCGTCATCCTGAATCTTGCTGATGTAATGCAGCGTGCATTCTTTCGTGATCGCATGCGTTGTCGTGGTGCTCTCGCTGCTAGATGCAGCGGCGGAAATAAGCGGCGTGGTGATTCGTATATGCTGGTTTCCCGTCAACTGAAGACCGGTCGTTAGCTTCCCGGTGCTAACGTCGCGCATGTGCGCTGAGAAGTCGATAGTCCCGATCTGCGTTCCGTCTTCGTAGCCTGTAATCTCGCCACTGGTAAGACGGATGAGGTTTGAAGCAGAACCGCATTCGAACGTACCGTTAGCGTCGATATTGTTTGCCGTCATGTAGTTTGTCGTAAGCGAACCGGTGTTGAGGTTCCACGTGCTGCGACCGTATCTGTCACTGATGATGCCCGTTTCAATGTAGGTGGCATTGATATAGACTTTGCCCCCGCTGAGATAGATTCCCTGCGTAGCGCCGTTGTTCGTCAAGCGATTGAAAACATCGCGTTGCGTGAGTGAATCGTCTAACGCGTCCACCTTGTCTTGCGCCTGTTTCTGCTCAATCATGTTGCTTGCTTGGCGCGCCGCAGAGTTGTACGTCTTGATGCTGGCGGCATAGTCGCTGTAAGCAATTTCGTAGAGCTGCATAGCGTCGTAAAGATCTTCTGCGGTCGTGGTGTCAAGAACGTTCTGAATCCTCAGAAGCAACTTCCCGTGAGTTCCGTTAGCACTGAACACCGCTTCGTATTGCGTCCGAAGAACAGCCTTGAACTGCGCATCGAGATACGAACTGTTGTATAGGCTGTTGTACTCGCTTTCGAGGTCTTCGCTCTCCTTTTCCACGGTTTGCAGAATCTTAGATACCGCCGCGTGCTCTGCTTCCGTTATGATTCCGTCTTCGGCTATGCCGTCCATCGTCTTATCGAGTTCGTCAAGACCGCTGAAAAGGTCTTCAACGCTCGTGTCGCCAAGTTTCGCGCCAGCGGAAAGCGAGAACTCGCCGCTGGTCAAGTCCCAGAAGTTGTTTCCCTTCTCGTCGGTCAGCAGACCGGCGCGCACGCGGTCAGCCTTCATGGTTCCAGCGTTGATAACGTCGGCAGTAACCATGCCGCCAGTGAAGAACGTTCGCCAATCCCATTGACCGTCTGACGTAAGGCCAGCAGCCAACCGCTGACCGCGACCGTTGACGTTGATAGCCCACATGTCGGCGGTCGCCTTGACCGGCAAACCCGTTTCGGGGTTCAGCGGTACGTTGCTCCAAATCTCGCCCAGCTCGAACGTCTCGACATGGTAGGTTCCAACCGCGTTGAACTGAGCGTTGAGCGCTTGCTGAAGCTGAATCAGCCACGATACCGATGTGCCAGCCGCAGCGTCGTAGAGCGCGTTTTGCTGGCTGTTGCTCTTCAGGGCGCTGTTGACGCTCTGCCACATGTCGGCCATCGTGTCAGTCAGCGTGCCGAACGTCACAGTCGCGTCGCCGGTGAGCAAGTCGCGCTCAATCTGAGACACGCGGCCATGAAGGCGCACGCCCTCGGCAGAAAAGCCCTTGTCGATGATCGCCACGTCATCGCCAACGCCCACGCCCTCCCACGAGCGCCCGAAGGCGTATAGGTCGATGACCGAAGCGGTGTAGGTTACTTTCGGCTCCTTCACCTGCTCTAGGTAGTCTTTCGTTTCCTGCAAGAGCTGCGCCGCGTCCTCGCACTGCTCGTTGACGTATGACGCGACGGCGGGAAGAATGCCGCCCTCGCCGTCAGGGTGCCCCCAAACGGTTGTAGCGTCGGCGTCCTCCACGTAGTCTTTACCGCCGTTGATATCGCCGAAAGTGAGACGGCGACCGTAACCGCCGCTCTCCGTTTCAACGCCCTTGCCGTATCCGTAGACGCGCGTTTTCGGGTTGTCGCTCGCAACGGAGCGCTTAACGGAAACGAGGTCTTTAGTCCACGTGAACCGCTTAGCGCTACTCTGGTTGCCGCGCTTGGCGCGCACGCCCACGCGGCGGCTAACGATGCTCGCGCCGTCGTGGACGATAAGCGTTTCAAGCTCTCCGCCCCACGTCTCGATGATTCCGGCCAATCCCTCACGCACGCTCTCATGGTAGAAGGTGCGCGAAGCGCTGCCGCCCTGATCGCACGTGCCAACCTCCCAGCGCGTGTCTGCGAGGATTGACGCGAGGGCTACCGCAACGCTGCCGGAAGGCCGCTTATCGTCCAGCCAGTCATCCCACGTCTCGTTCACCGAGTTGATGCAGACGGCTTGCGTCTCAGGCGCGCCGTCATCGTCGTGTACCCTGTCGATGGTGTCAACGATGTGTTCGTGACACGTGCCCTGAAGGTCAATCCAAACTATGCGGTCGCCCTTCACGAGGTCTTCGGCGCACGTGATGCCCAGCTCGTCGGTTCCGTCCAGCGCGTCGGTGTGCGTTGCGGCGCTCACCGTGAGCCGCCCCAGATTGTCGCCCCAACGGCTGAAACGGGTGAAGCCTATACGTCTAATTAAAGCCATCGTTCCACCCACTCTAGTACCGCCGTACCGCTGGTGATGTTCAGGTGGCACCGCCCGTTGATTTCGAAGTAATCCGAATCAATCGTTACCGGCGCGGTCTGGTTGTTGACCGTCGCGTGCTCGGTCGCCATGTCAAGACGTATGGTGCTCGAAGACGTGAGCGGCGTATTGACAGCCACGAACTCGCCGGTATCGACGTTCGTAATCCGCCACGTGCTGCCAGCGGAGGGCTTCGCCGTAACTTGCAGGTGAGCGGGGCGGTTGCCGCCAGCGTTGACGTAGACGTTGCCAGCCGAAACCTCCATGCGGCGCTTCTGTCCGTAATAGTCGGGGTCGCCGATATGGAAAGTCACGGTGGTTGTCGGGCAATCGTCCGTGATCTCGTCTAGGTCGGTGCTGCCGCTCACGATTGCGAGCAGGTAGCGCGTCGGGTCATCGGGAAGGTAGAGCGGCGCGGGTTCGTCAGTCCAGAGAGCCGCCGCGAGCTTGTGCCGCATCTCCGCGACCTCGCGGCGGTCTTCAGTCCTAAGCCAAATCTCAACGGGAAGGTCGTAGCCGCCACGGTAGGCACTCTTGAAGACCTCGCCATGCCGCCCCGGCACGCTCTCGAACGTCGCGTTGACGGTCGCCATGATGGGGCGGCGCACCTTGCAGTAAACCAGCTTCGATAGGTCGGTGCCGTTAAAGATGATTCGGTCGTGCTGGTTCCTAGTCCGTCTAAGTTGCAACTGGCACCCCCCTTTGCTTCAGCTTGCTTGCGATGCCAGCGCCGATCTGCTGGCCTGTCTCGTATGCGTCCACGCCGTCGGCGACCGTGGCGTAAACCGTCACGGCGACGTTAACGGGCTGGCTCGGCGCGTCGGCAAATCGCGAGAAGGCGCGGTTTACCGATGTTTCGATGAAGCCTTGCAACTGCTTCTCAGGCGCGATGAACTCGCCGCCCGCTTCGCCAACGCCGACGATTGAAGGCTCATCGAAGTAGCCGCCGCGCGCGTACCAACTGATGCTCACGCTCGGTAGTGAAATCGGGCCGAACTCGTTCCAGCTCACGTTGAAGTGCGGAAGCTTTGGCTTCGGAATGCTTATCTTGATTCCGCCGAAGGCGTTCATGATCTTCTGCGGAATGCTCGAAATCGCGTTCCATGCGCTTTCGATAGGGTTCTCTATGAAGCCCCGAATGCTGTTGAACACGCCTTGCACCTTCGAGCCAAGGCCGGGGAATCCCAGCTTGTCGCCGATTCGGTCTGCGATGCTAACCGCCGTGCTCTCGGCAGCGTCAAGTTTCGAGCCGATGTTGTCTTTAATCGCGTTGAAGGCGTTTGCCGCTTTGCTCTTCGCAGTCTCCCAGTCGCCGTTCATTGCGGCTTGCAGAGCGCCAGCCGCCGAGCTGCCAACGGTCTTCGCGGTGTTCATGTCGTTCTGAACCGTGGAAGCGATTTGCCCGAAGGCCGAATCGGTGTTGCCGGTTAGATTGTTCCACCAGCTAGACACGGTATCGACCGCGCCCTGTGCGAGGTTCCCGACGTTGGTTTTAAGATCGTTCCAAGCGTTCGAAGCGCCGGTTTTGATGTTCTCCCAAGTGTCGGAAGCGCCCTGCTTCAGCTGCTCCCACTTCTCGCCAACGCCGGTGCAGAAATCCGAAACGCCGGTGCTGACCTGCTCCCAGATTCCGCCCCAGAACTCAGGCACGCCAGCGAAGAAATCCTGCACGGCTTGCCACTTCTCAGAAATCCAGCCGGTGAAGTCAGACCACATCTGCTTGCCCGTCTCGGTCTGCGTGAAGAACCACGTAAGGCCAGCGACGGCGGCGGACACGGCGGCAACGCCAAGGCCGATAGGGTGAGCGGCGATAAGCCCGGTAAAGCCCGTCCAGCCGCTAGAAAGCGTGCCGGTGAGCATGCTTCCCAGACCGCCCGCCTTGGTGACGATGTTAGAGAAGCCGGTTCCGATCTTGCTTAGAAAGCCCGTGTCACCCATGAGCTTCTTAGCGCCGCCCCAAAGCTCGCCAGCGGTCTTGAAGGCGCTTCCCACGCCCTCTGCGGCCTCCATCGTCTTACCAATGGCGGTTGTCACGCCGCCGAAGGCGACCGCGCCGAGCGCGAGGTTATTAACAAGCGTCTGCTGCTCTGGCGTTAGGTTCTTGTACCAGCCCGTTACGGATTCGAGCGCGGGCGCGAGCGTGTTAAGAAGGCTCGTCCCGATCTCGGTTACGGCGGTCTTGACTGGCATTGCCGCTTCGCCGAGTTCCTGCATGCTCTGGTTCATCTCGTTCTGCGCGTCGCGCGAAGCGAGAAGGTCTTTGTTCGTCTCTTGGTACTGCCGTCCCGCGTCCGCGTAAAGCCCGGTAAGCGTCTCGGTGATGAGCTGCGACCGCTCCTGCTCGCTTCCGCACGCGGCAAGAGCAGCGTTAAAAGCGTCTTCTTTTGTCTGACCCTCGGCGACCGCCTGATTGAAGGCGGCCTGAGCCGAAGAGTGACCGGACAGCGCGGCGCTCCACTGCTCGGCTGATGCCGTAGACCAGTTGAGAGCGTCGGCAAGACCGCCAGTGACGGTGCCCGTGTGCGCCGTCTCCTGCGCTGCTTCTGCCAAGTTCTGAAGCGGCAGAGCGTCGCCGAATGTCGCGTAAGCGCCAGCGGCAATGTCCGTCCACTGCTGCAATTCCTGCTCGTTGGTTGTCAGGCGCGCTAGGTTCTGGCTCGCTTCCGTGGCAGATGAAGAATCGCCAAGGATGCGGTAGAAGCTCGCATAGGTCGAAGATGCTTGCTCGGCGGTGCCGCCAGCGCTCACCCATGCCGTTTCGAGCTGCCCGCTCTGCTGTATCGCTTCCTCTTGGCTCGATGCAAGGCCGGTAAGCGCGCCAGCCGCACCGATGATGCCGCCAGACAATGCCGTTCCCGCGCTTGAAATCTTAGACCCGGCGTTTGAAAGCTTGTCGGCGTTGTCCTCGATGGTCTGACCAACCTTGTAAAGCGCCGTGCGCGATGCGTCCGCTTCGCGCGCCGTGTCCGCAAGCTCGCTGCCGTAGCTGTCAAGCTGGCGCTCGCACTGCATGATCGCGCGCTTCAGGCTGTCGTACTGCCGTTCCTCCTGAGCCGTGAGCTGCGCGCCGCTCTGCTTCTTGCTCTCCAACTGCGCGAGCGCTTGCTTGTAAGCATCAAGCTTCTGCTTCGTCTCGCCGTAGGCAGAGTTGAGCGCCTTTACCTTCTGCTCTAGCAGCTCGGTGTTTCCGGGGTCGAACTTCAGCGCCTTGTTGATATCGCGCAAATCGCTTTGGGTGTCGCGCGATGCCTGCTGAACCTTCTTCAGGGCGCTTTGAAGCTCGGTCGTGTCGCCGCCGAACTTGATAACAAGCCCCTTGTAAGTGACCGCCACGTAATCACCCCTCTTCGGTTGTCAAAGTCCCATGAGTGCTTGAAGCAACGCGCCCTCGCGGGTGCGCTGCCGTCAAGAACTCACTTCACGTCATGACCAGAACGCGGCTTCTGCCTTGCGCGCCTTCTCGTCCTCGTCGTAGTGCTCCGCAGCGTCGGCGTAGAACGCGTTGAGTTCCAGAAGGTCTTGAACCTGCCGGTAGCTCATCATCTGAAGGTCTGATAGCGTCAGGCCGCATTGCTGGCAGTTGTAGATGTATCGCGCGTCGCACGCGTCGCTAAGCTCGCTTGTCAGCGGCGGCGCTTTCCTCTTCGGCGGGCGCGGCTTCCACGTCCTCTTTCGCCGAAGGAAAAAAGTTGTCCTCGACAATTCGCATCACGTCGGAAGCCCAACCGTCCTTGCGCTCCAAGTTGTACGCGTCCGATGGGAAAGAAGAAACCCACTCATCGAATCCGGTATCGAACTTCGGCGTTGCGGTCTTGATGCACGCGTAGAAGATTTCGAGCAGCGGGACGATAGCGGGCACGTCGCTAGTCATGAGAGAACCGGCGATCTTAGAAACCGCATCCGCAATGTCCTTCGGGCGCTTCCTTCCGCCCTCGACAACCTCATTGAAGCATCGAGAATAGGCGATCGGCGTGAACGCGTTGAAGGTCGCTTCGTAGCTCTTTTCGCCAACCTTGATAAGCATTCGCCACCTCCTAGGCCGTCGGCTCAGTCTTGTGCGCAAGCCCGATGTTCACCGCATCGAAGAACGTTGCATAGTCGGCAAGCTCGGTAAAGCTGTCGTAACCGCTCGTGCGAATGTCGGTTGCGGGAATGGTGACGGGTCGCCATGTGAACGGATAGTCAAGCTGCGTGATCTCTGGCGTGTCCTGAACGGTGTTAAGCTCCTGCGTCGGCTTCGAGAGCTGGCACATGAGAAGGCATCGGCGGCGACCGAGCACGTGCCCCGGCTGCTCGCACATGAACGCGAACTTCTTAGGCGTGCGGTCGGCGCTAAGGATGGTTCGCCCGTCCTGCGCGATTTCGTAGCCCACGAGGTCTGCGATGAGCTGCCGCAGCGCGGCGGTGCTCTCGGTGTCGTAGAAGCTCATGGTTCCAGAGCCGCCGTTGTCCTGCTGCTTGTCAAGCCACGGTTCGTTGTCGGCGTAGCTCGTTGCCGTCTCAACTGTAGGCTCCATGCTGATAGCGACGGTGCCCGCGACGTGCACGGGGTCTTCGTAGGTAAGCGCGTCTTCGTCGGTGCAGATCGCGAAATGCGAGTTCTTCACGCCGAAGAATCCGTTTCGTGCCATTTGTTTTCTCCTAACTCTCGGCGACGTTCACGGTGAACGCCGCTTCGGTAAGCTCTTCTGAATCAATGTTCGTGATGCTCAGCGTGAACGAGCACTCTGCGGCTTCGAGCGCATCGCGTATGCGTTTCTCGGTCGCGTAGTCGCGGTGCCGCGTGTAGAGCGCGATATCGTAGGGCATCCACGAAAGGTAGGTGCCGTTGTCCGCGTAGGCCGCTTCGTTGTAGCCCGCGACAAGGCAGATGAAGGGCGGTGCCGGTTCCTCACCGTCAGCGAAGCGCTGGTTAGCCCACGGGATGCCGAGCGAATCGAGAACGCCGCAGAGCGCCTTTAGCTCAATCATCGTCCGTCGCCCCCCATCTCCGCGAACTCTCGCGCCACTTGGTCTGCAACCTTCCTGATAACGCCGTCGCCGGGAACGGTGCCGTAATCCTCGCCAGTCTGGTTCGTGATCTGGTGGCCGTTCTCCAACAGGTGCGTTAGCTGGTATCGCCGGTTGTGCACGGTGCATTCGGTGCCCGTCTCATCGGTCTTAACATCGGCCTTCCAGCCCTTCTTGTAAGCACCGGTGCGCACCTTGCTTTCTTGCTTCAACAGCTTTACGGCGCGCCTTCCGGCTTCGCCCGCGTTCTCAGCGAGCGCGGAAACGTTGTCTTCCACGCACTCTTTCATGCAGCTGCTTATGAACCGCTCGATGCTCTGCTCAGCCACGGTCGCCCACCACCTCAGCGAGCGTCAGGCGCACGAAGTCGGGGCTTGACCTGTCAACGCGCGCGACCGTGAGCCGCGCGCCGTCGAACTCGACTAGCCGCTCACCTTCGTATGCGCTCTTGCGAATCTGCAATACGGCTTCGGGGTGTACGCCAGCGGCAGCGGCGGCGTAGTAGGCGGCATCGCCCATAGAGAAGACGTTGCAGAACACCTTGCGCTTTGTTTCCTCCGTCTGCTGCACGCCGTATTCGTCCTTCTGGACGGTCTTAGCGATGAGCTGGCACGTGCCAGCCCACATGCTCATTTCACGCCCCCGAACTCCGAGCTGCCGCGCATCATGGTTAGCAGATCGTCGAAGCTCTGAGTAAGGCGGTCGGCATCGGGGTTGTCCATGCCGAAGTTCGCCTTGCAGTAGACCTTCACCGCGAGCCGAACCGTGCTGTTCGAATCGTCGGCGGCTACGGCATCGGCAACGCCGCCCGCGCGCATCGCGGCGCGGGCGGCTTCGATGAGGTCTTCGATCTCAGCGTCAAAGTCGGTGCAGTCGGCGGGAATCCTCAGCGCTTCGCGGCACGCGTCAAGCAGCTTCGGCTTCTCTGCCATGCGGCACCTCCTAAGCCTTAACGGCGGTGGCGATGGTGAGCTGGCCAAAAGACTTAGGCACGACAAGCCCGCCGTCGAAGAGCAGGTATCCGTCAAAGCAGCGCTTCTGAGTACCCGGCTCGACGTAGGGCGTAACGTCCACGCCGTCGAAGATGTTTCCACGGAACAGGTCGGGATAGCCCGCCTTGATGATGCCATCGGCCATAGAATCGTCGCGCTTAACGAGCTTGCCGAAGATATGACCCTCAACGGCGGGGTCTTCGGTCTTCTCGTCCACGAAGTAAGAGCGCCCGTTGGCATCCTCGACCATAGCAATGTGGTTCCAAATGGTGTTGCCGTTGGCGTAGATAATGCAGCCCTTCGGCGCGGGGTTGCCGTAGGTGTAGAGCATGCCCAGAAGCTTGGTGATATCAGCCTTCTTCAGGGTGCCAGCGGTGGCGCAGTTAATCTTGTTGCCGGAATCCATGCCGAGCGGGTCGTCAACAGTCTTGGCGTGGACACGCGCGTTGGCGGCGACGGCAAGGCGCGCGCCGGTCTCGTTGACGATGTACTGCTCAAAGCCGCTGATAGACTGAACCGCCATCTTGCGGCTCATCTTGACGGTCTTCTTGATCTCCTCGCCCGTAAGGGTGATGGTGTCGAACTCGTTCTTCTCCTCATCGGCGGGCGCTGCCCCCTCATCGGTCTTCGCAGCGTCACCAGCCTTGATGCTCTTATGACGGATAAGCTCGAACTGGTGCGGGAAGTTGTCCTTGTGGATATCGCCGTAGAGAACAGCCGTGTTGTCAATCAGCGTGAAAATCTGCGTCTGAAGCTCGACGGGGATAACCGCATCGGTGTTGCTGGTCAGATGCGTGAACGCGGTGCGGCGCTCGACAAGCGCGTTGTAAGCGTCGCGCTCAACCTGCGTGAAATCGGTGCCCTCGATGAGCTGCACGCCGCTCCGGCGGGCAATGTCCTTCACCCAAGCGCGGCGGGCGGCGGCGTTGTAGTCGGTCGTGTCGCGCACCTGCGGCAGAGCGCCGCGAGCGCTCGCGGAAGTGCCCAGCGGCACGGAATCGACGCGGCGGGCGCTGCCGTTCTCGATAGCGGCGCGCGCAGCGGCGACGGTCGCGGCGTGGCTGTCGCGGCGCTGCGCTGCGGATGCGTTTCGCTTCTCGATCTCGGCGGTAAGCGCGCTCATGCGCTCAGCGTCCTGCTCGGTCGGCTCAGTCTCGGTTCCGTCATCGGCGGGCTTGTACTTGTCGATAAGCCCCTGAAGCTCGTTAAGCAGGTCATCCATAGTCATTTCGTCCATTGTCCTAAACCTTTCTGCTCTTGGCGATTGCCAGCGTCGCCCTCGCGATTGCAAGGGCACTCTTACGGCGCGCAAGCTCCTTGCGCGACTGCTCAATCGCTCCGTTGAGCAGGTTTCTTGCTGAAATCTCCGTATTGGGGTCAGCCGGAAGGCTCACCGCCGACACGTCGAAAACCTTTTTGACGCGCGTAATGGTCGTGGTGTGCGTGTCCCGGTCGTATTCGTCCGCGCCCACGCTGAAAGCCCACGACATGCGCGTAATAAGGCCGTTAGTAATCTCTTCGTAAAGGTCGCGCGCGGCTTGAGATCCGCTAAGGTCTGCCGCGATGAAAAGCCCGTGCTTGTCAGGCTCGACAATGAGCGTGTTGTTGCTCATGCGCGCAAGCACCTTGCCCGTATGGTCGTACTGCATGATAACGTCGCTCATGTCCGCGCCGTCGAAAGCGCCGGGGTCGATGATCTCGCGATACTCGTTGCCGTCCCAGTCGGTGAAAAGCACGTATGGGTCGTTGAATGTCGATGCGTAGCCCTCGACGTAGTAATCGGTGTCAAAGCGCTTGTTCGCGCTTCCGTCAGCCGTCCGCACGTTGAGCGGCACGGCAAGGGAACGGTATTGCCGCTCACTCGGTTTCGCTGGCATCGTCTACCTCCTTGCTGGTTCCAACGCCGCTGCTCGCGTCGATAGCGGCTATGTTTGCGTTCGTCTCTGCGGCCTGCGCCGCCTGTTCCGCCGTGTGCTCGCTGATGAGCGCAAGGTCGATGTACTCGCCGCGTATGACGTGCCGCTCTCCGCCGTCGTAGTGCGCCGATTGGAAAACATCGGCAACCTGATTGCCGCACCAGATTCCACGGTCGAACAGCGCGACCGAGACGTTAAGCTTCGTCGTGTTGCTGGCGAACTCTAGTCGGTTCGCGCTGAACATGATTGAGTTTCCGTGCGCTATCTCGTTCGACGTGTACGTCATGGAGGTGATAACGAACCCGAGCTGAACAGCGAACGGCTCGATGCGTCCTTCGTAGTAGCTGTTGAAGGTGTCTTCGTCCGCGTAGTTCGTGACGATATCCTCATTGGAGCCGAAGAAGCGGTAAGCGCTCTTCTCTATTCGCTCCATCTGCGCCGCATCGACCGTGTAGCTTGTCGGCGTGATCTGCTCAACGTCCGAAAACAGCTTGTCGTATACCGCGATTCCTCCCGCGTTGTCGGCGGAAAGCTGAGCGTTGAACGCCTTGCGCGCCCGCTCTTGGTCGCCTTCGTTTCGGTTCTGGCTCAGCTTGCCGATAAAGCGAATTGCCGCGCCCTGATTGATAGCCGCTTGCTCTGCTTCGTTCTGAGCGTGCATAAGCTCCAACGTCGGCTGAAGAACGTTCGTGCCGTCGCCGAACAAATCGCTTTGGTACTGGTGGCGCGTCATCACGCCGACGCGCGACCACTCGACAAGCACGCTGTCGCCGGTCGGGAACGTGAGCATTAGCCAAAGCTCGCCGTCAACGTCGTATGCTTCGCACTGGCTCGGCAGCACGGGATAGTACCCGGTGATCGTAAGTCCGTCGCCAGCGTCGATGGGCACGATAAGCGCCGTGTCGTTGACCTGAAGAATCGTCCAAATGCGCTTTATGAACTGCGGCGTGGTCATCCACGGGTTAGGCTGCTGCCTGAGAGCGCGCGCGGCGACAGGCTGAGCAGAGCCGGAAACCTCCGGCTTCAGCTTGCTTGCGTGATCTGCGCCGCTCTCGATGATGCTACGCGTAAGCTCTGCTTCGTAAAGCCCGCCCTGCCATGTCGTGAACGACGGGGCATATGCCGTGAACGTGGAGAAATAGCCGTTTACCGCTTGCATCTGCGGACGGTGGAACACCGCATCGAAGAGCGAGCGCAAAAACGGTTGTGATCTGCTCAACTCTAACCTCCTATCATCGCGCGGTAATCGTCCGCAATGTTCTTCATCGCAATGAACGCGTCGCACTCAGCAGCCCACGCGTCTATGCGGTTGCGCGGGTCTTGGTTCTTCTTGTCCGGCTGAATGTTTCCGTTCACGTCGGTTCGAATGGCGACGTTCGAGCGGCACCATTCGGCAATCGGGTTGGCGTTGTCCACGATGCGCCCTTCCTTGTAGAGCGCCCGAAGCTCCTTCATCGGCATTGACAGCGTTTGCGCGCCCTGAATGACCTTTTGCAGGTTGTCAGCGCCGAAATAGTCTTCGTATGCTTCCACGGTCGGCACGTCGCGCATGTGCCACGGGTCGTAGCCGCAAGAGACGGCATAGATGCCGTACTTGTCCTGAACCTCGGCCACCCAATCCAGAACGTCGCGCTTGTCCATGATGGGCGTTTCGCACGTCCGCATAAGCCCGCGCGCAATCCACGCGTCGTAGGGCACGCCGTCGCGCCCCCCGCGCCGCCCCTCCTTCTCCGCTTGCTCCAACGCGCGAAGCGGAATCCACGCCATGTGCAGCGCGTAGAAGTTCGGATCGTTAGGCCGCTGCATGAGAAGGCAAGCGGCGGTAAGGTCGGTCGTGTCCGCCGCGTCAACGCCGAGCACGGCATACGTAAACGTTCCGTCGCCGGGGTCGAAAGTGGCTTCGTTGTGAATCTCAGACCACGTAAGCCAAGCCTGAGACTGGTTTTCAATGAGGTTGAAATCCTTAACAAGCAGCGTGGGAAGGTATGTCGCATCATCCTTAGCCTTGGAAACGTTCTGTCGAAGAGCCGAAAGCGATTTGATCGTGCCAAGGCCGGGGTTCGCCTTAATCCAAGCGCTTTCGTCTTCCCATTCCTCGCGCTCGTCAAGCTCGAAGATGAACGCGATGAAGCGCTCTGCCTTCTCGCCGGTCGCCTTGCCGTCAAGCCATTTGGTCGCGTACTCGTATTGCGCATCGAAGATGCTGTTTCGCACGAAACCGTTAGTCGTGATCTCCAACACGAGCGGCTGGCGGCGCGCAGACGTTCCCTGCATCGTCAGGTCGTAAAGGTCTCGGTTCTTCATCGCGGCCAGCTCGTCCACGATAGCGCCGGAAATGTCCAGACCGTCTAGGTGGTTCGTGTTGGCGCTCAGCGCCTTGATGGTGCCCATGTTCAGATCGCAGTAAAGGTCTGACACGCGCTTTCTTATGTGCTTCGCCAGCGCGGGGCTTGTGAGCACCATACGCCACGCGTTGTTGAATCCCTTTGCCGCCTGATCGTGGGCGGTGGCGACGTTGTATACCTCCGGCGCGCCCTCATCGTCGTTCACGAGCAAGTCAAGCTCTATCGCAGACGCAAGCGCGGTCTTTCCGTTCTTGCGCCCCATAATCCAGAGCACTTCGCGGTATTGCCGCACGCCCTCGGCATCAACGAAGCCGAAGACAACCGACAGAATGGCGCGTTGGAAAAGCTCTAGCTTGAAATCGTGCCCTAAGCGCCCGGACGGTAGGCGGCAGAAGCTTTCGATGAACCGAACGTGCTTCTGCGCGAACTCTTCGCGGTAGTGGTACGGATAGAGCGGGTCGGTGTTGTCCATGTCGCGCAGGACATGAGCGGCAACCTGCTTCATCTTCTCGCACGCTATGATCTCGCCGCTCAGTATGCCGCCGAAGTATTCGCGTATCGCGCGCTCGCACGAGCCGCCCTTAGACTTCGCCCTAGCCGTACCGCGTTTCATTGATGAAGTCAATGAGCGCGTCGGCAGCGGCGGTGCCGTTCGGCATCATGTCGGTAAGCTGCTTCACGCCGCGCGAAAACGTAGTGAACAGCTTGTTGTATGCGCTGAATCCGGGGTGCTCGCGCAGCCCGGTTTGCCCGCCGCCGTTGTCATACTCTGTGAAGATATCTTCGTAGAGCAGATCGGCGCGGGCATCGTCAAGCTTGACCTTCAGAAAAGCGAGGTTCGCAAGCAGCGGCATGACGGTTTTTCGCTTCTCGTCGGGGATAGCGCCCTTGGTGATCTCGCGCAGCTTTCGAAGCTCGCTCTCTACGCGCTTCTCCTTGGCAACTCGCCGCTTCGGCGGGCTATTCCCCGCGGCTGCGGGCGAAACTTTCGAAGTATTGCATACTTTTGCCGTCACCGCAAGACCACCCCCTTTCGAAAATCCGTCACGCGCAAGAAATTACCTCCCGGCATTGGTGCCCTAGGGTTTCGGCGCAGAATCAGAACCGGGGGGATTTCCCGCCGCCCTGACCTGCTGTTTTGTTTGCGCTGGTTTTTTCTTCGGTTTGCGTTTCTCGTCGCGCGGTTCATTCCGCAAGGCGAATCAAGTTGCCGTCGGCATCAAACGCAAGCCCTTGACGCGTCGCACCGGCACGCGCCCACCCGTGCGTTTTCTTGTGGCACAGGTCGCAAAGGCTGACCAGGTTATCAAGGCCGCAAGCTATGTCCGGGTCGGTAATGTTCGCCGGCGTCAGTTCGGTTATGTGGTGAACCATCGTTGCGGGTGTGATCTCTCCACCCTTCAAGCAGCGTTGGCACAAGTAGCTATCGCGCTTCAACGCATCTTCGCGGGCACGCTCCCAATCTTTGGAATGGTAGAACGCATCACTGAACGGCTTTGCCATGCGCTCCCCCCCCCCCCGCAAAAGAAAAGCGCCACGGCTCTAAGTCCGTGACGCTTTGCATAGTTCTGACCACTGTAGCGAACTTTAGCAGAAGTAGGAAAGTGGACGCAAGTAAAAGTTTTTCAAGCGGTCTTTATTCTCGCAAAGCCCACTTCGTCAATGTACTTGAAACCAGCCCTTGAAAGTTCGCGGCACCATTGCTGCGAACAGCGCATGACCTCGGCAACCTCATGCCATTGCATAGCTTGGCAATAGGCCATGCAAAGCACGTCGGCATATCTATTGCCCTTTAGCTTCGCTAACCCGCCGTGGTCATCCTCGCCGTAAAGCAGCGCGGTTGCTTCGTCCAGCATGTCCGATGCTTCGTTGATTCTGCGTTGTAGCCTCTGCTCAAACTCAATGCGCCGGTTCACTCTGTCCATTGCATCGCTGTTGCCTTTGCCCTGCTGCTCGCCGTAGCGCTGAACCTTCGCGCCCTCGGCTTCCATCATGCGTGCCAACATTTCTTTTGAGCGCCCAATCTCCAACACGGCAGAACGCACCTGTTCAAAGTATTCTTGCGCTCTCATGGCCGACACCTACGCAATTCCCGTGCTGCCGAAGCCGCAAGCCCCGCGCTCGGTTTCGCTTAGTTCGTCCACGGGCACTAGATCACACGGCACGTAAGGCATGACCACAAGTTGACAAACGCGCGTGCCGCCGTCCAGCGTCACGGTTTCGTCAGACGCGTTAATCAGGCTTGCGCCAATCTCGCCACGGTAGCCGCTATCAATCACGCCCACGCCGTTTGAAAGCGTGATGCCGTACTTGGTAGCAAGCCCGCTGCGCGGGAAAACCAAGCCAACGCATCCTTTCGGAATCTCCACCGCAATGCCGGTTCCCACGTTGCAGCGCTGCCCCGGCTCTAGCGTAACATCGCGCCTGATTCTCAAGTCTAGCCCCGCGTCGCCATCATGCGCATATCGCGGCAACTCAACGCCGTCGGAAATGCGAACTTTCATCTGTCGTCCAATCATGGTTGCTGCTCCTAAAACGGTATGTCTCTGTCATAGACGCTGGCGGCGTCCATGGCTTGCGGCTGCGCGGTTCCCTGCGATTCGCGGCGCGTGTTCATCAACTCCACTTCGTCAACGATGATTTCAACGCGGCTCCTCTGCTGGCCGTCGCGCTCATAGGTTGACTTGTGAAGGTGCCCGACCAGCGCAAGCTTGGTGCCCTTGCCCAGATACGGTTGCAGGGCTTCGGCTCGTTTGCCGAACATCGTGCAATCAAACCAATTCGCTTCGTCTTGATAGCTTCCGTCTTGCTGGCGCTTCCGCTCGTTAACGGCCACCGAGAACGTGACCACGGCAAGCCCGGTGCCGGTATAGCGAAGTTCGGCGGCCTTTCCGAGGTTGCCGGATATGGTGCAGGTGTTAAGGCTCATTTTTCACCGTCCAGCTTCGCAATGAGCGATTGGGCTTGCTTCACGCCAAGCCCGCCAACGCGCCGGCTCTCTGCTATATGCAGTTCGCGCATGAGTTCCTGCGTCTTGCGGAAACCGTACCCCGGCATGGCGCTGATCATCTGTTTCACGCGCATTCCAGATGCCGCCTTGTCTCCGCGCTCTGCCAAGTCTATTAGGTCGCACACGTCAAGCACGCCGACTGCAAGCTGTCTGCGCAATTCGGCGCGTTCCTTGCGCAGCTTCATTGCCTTTTCAAGATTTGCTTTCCTTTGCTCTGCCGTCATTTCGGGAATCATCGTTTAACCCCTTTTCTTTACGTGTGTCTGATAATTACTTCTTATCAGTCACTAGCTGTTTCATCGGTTCGTGTTTTTGGTTGCGCACCTGCACGTTTAAGGTGGTGCGCGGTGTGCCCTCAAAATGTGCCATTGCAACTTCATTGCAACACCTCTTCAAGTGATGCCGTGGCTTCTGCTGCCGCTTGCTCAAAGACGCTTGCGGCGTATGCATCGCGCCCCGGCAGGACATGCGCATAGATACGAAGCGTTGTTGCTTCGTCGGCGTGCCCTAGTCGCTCTGAAACCGTTTTCAGATCTACGCCGTGGGTCAGAAGCCACGTTGCGTGCGTGTGGCGCAAGTCATGGAAAACGAAGCCCGTAGGCATTTCCACCTTTCCCGCAAAGTTGGTGAAAGCGCGTGAAACACTGTTAGGCCGCAAATAGCTTCCATCAACCGTGATAATCGGCGCATTGCTCGGTAGATCGCCGCAAAACCGCTTGCGAAGTTCCAGAAACGCATCAATGGTGGCAATGTCGCTATCCGTGATGCCGATATTGCGGCACTTGCGGCCTTTGGTAACGTCGCGCCTGTATGGCTTCATTCCCGGTTCTTCAATGACCGTACCGCCAACGTGGATATACTTTGCAGCCCTGAAAACCTCGCCCGGTCTGACGGCGCATATCTCGCCAACTCTCATGCCGGTTCTAAGTGACAGCCAAGCGGCGAATGCGTTAAGCGCCTTGCGCCATGTTCGCTTGTTCAAAACCTCTGGTTTTAGTAGTGGTTTTAACTGCACGTCCAGTTTGCGGAAATCGCCGACATTGAGCGCTTGGGCTTCGTGCTGCTCTAGCACGGGCTTGTCAACGTCATACATCGGGTTTACGTCGCATATCCCAGCTTTAACAAAAAACTTGTAAGCACCGCGTATGAAATCATGGACGTTGCGCACGGTGTTGCGCGACAAGCCTTGCCCGCGCTTCTCCTTCGGCAGCAACAAACGATCTTCAAAGTTGTTGAAGTCAAGCACGCGCATGTCTCGTGCGTTAGCAGTCGGCAGGAACTTGCGAACATAGCCGGTGAAGGTCTTATAGCTTCGTATGCTGTTCGGGCTTGCACCCTTGCGGCGGCGCATGGCTATGTAATCGTCCAGAAGGTCGGCAAGCAAGGCGCTTCGCACGCGTCCGTCAGCGGTCAGGTTCTCAGCCCAGATATTCGCCAATTCCTGCGCTTCATCCTCGGTCTTGGCCGTCGGAAACTCCTTATAGGGCTGAATCTTCTTACCGGCGGGCGTTTGCCCCAGATATGGGCGCGTGTACCAGACTTCACGCGCCTTGCTCCATTTGACCTTGCAAGCTGTCATGGCTATGCACCCGCAATTTCTGACAGCGGCTTGCTCTTCATGGTTCCCAAGCGGCTTTCAAGCGCAAGTAACTGTTGCCAATAGCGCGGCAAGTGATCGTGAATAGCCCGCAACTCGCGTTGGTTCTTGTTGCGGCAGCACCAACATGAAACACGGTCTAGCACGTCATATAGGCAAACGCCGTCTTGCTCCCATGTGGCACCGTATGCCTTGCAGTAGGCTAGGCAATCCGCTTCGGTATAGCCCCAATCTGCAAGCGGAAAGCGCTTATAGGGCTTGTGCTGCTTGGCAAAGCGCTTTTCTTCATCGGCAGCAATTCCAACGTAGACAATGGCGTTTTTAGCTTCTGCGTATCTGTCTAACGCGGCTGTTTTCTCGGTTGTACCCCACCGGCACGCGCCGCCGCACCACCCATAGCCGTACTTGTGTATTTTGCCTGTCTCGCGTGACTTGACCGGATGAACGAACATTTTATGCAAGAACGGTTCTTTGGGCTTCAATTCTGTGTACTCAATGCCCATTGCAGCAAGCAGCGGCAAGATACGGTCACGTTCGTTGTAGATCGCGTCAAACTCCATGCCGGTATCGAAGAAAACCACTTCGTTTAGCGCTGGTTCGTCCTTTTCGTCTAGCAGCAAGTGAAGCATCGCCAAGCTGTCTTTGCCCCATGACACCGACGCTATAAACCATTGGTTTTTGTCTTGGTTTTCCATCATGTTTTATGCCCCCATCAAAGCCGGGGCATCTGTCACGTACTCGGTTTCAGGCTCTTCAAAGCGGTGTGACCTCACGGCTTCTTTGCCGTCTTGGTAGCCTTGCATTTCAGCGTTTTGCGCATCCCACCCACAACCAAGCTTCAACGTGGTGTCTGCGCATTTAAGGTCGCTATATTCGGCTTCGTATCGCTCATTGACCTTTGGCGGTACCACGATCATTAGCGCTTCGGTCTGCTTTACAAGTTCCGACTCAATACCGGCAACGAAACCAGACACATAGGCGTTATAAGTGCCGCAATCCGCGCCGTTTGAGTGCCGACGCGCAAGGCGGTTGCCAATCTTGTATAAGGTATTGAAGGTCATTGCCGCTGCCGTGGCATCTGTCTTGTAGCCGTAGAAGGTTATAAGATGGTCGTTTTGCCATTTGGTCTTATGCCAAGCACGCTTTGTTGTTTCAAGGTATTTGCAACGGAATGCGGGCGCTATGACGCGTGCAAGGTGCCAACGCCACCGGCGCGGCGCATGGTTTGTGTAAACCTCTTCAATGGGTTCTTCGGTTACGGCGTGAATCTCCCATTGCTCAACATCGTATTGAACAATCAGACGTTGAGCCGCAAGCGCTGCCGCCGCTGCTTCATGCTCGGTAGCGCCCCTATCCTCTGCCGCCGCCATAAGCTTTTTGATGCGCTCGATGATCTTTTCACGGTCGTTACTCATGGTTAAAACCTCTGGTTTCCGTGGTGGTTTTCGGTTCGATTTCCTCAATCAGAAAATCAATGCACTGCTTGCATTTCTCCAAGTCCTGCTTGCCGTTCTTGTAGCGCCAGCGCCATAGGTACTTGAATGCGCAGCCCCACCAGTAGAACGCCATTGCTGTCAAGCCGTTAGCGCCGCCAAACGCGGCTTTCATGGCTTCTTTGCACTCGATGCCGCCGCCTGTGTAGTGGGAAGGGTGGGAAACGGGATTGCTCATAGCTGCACCCCCAAAGCATCAAGGCGTTTTCTGTAACGCTCTAGGTCTTGCGGCAATTCCAAGCACCAGTTTTTGTTTAGTACGCCGTCCATCCATTCGTATAGATCGCGCGTGATTTGCTCCACGCTGTCGCTTGGGTAGTTTTGTTCTGCATTGGAAGTGCTAAACATGCGGTCATATTCGTTGCCGTCTGGCACGGGTATTTCGTAAGCACACACGCATTCGCGTTCATTGATGCACTGACACGGCATCAGGTCATCAAGGCCGCACCCGCATTCTCCTTCGGCGTTGCAAAGCCCGTCATAGTGGTTTTCACGCAACCACTGCGCCACGATCTCGCGCACGTTGGTGCCGTCTTTGCTCATTCTCGCGCCTCCCATTGCTCGAACTCCTTTCGTAAGTCCTCTAGATTTCGCCGCATTGGCGGTTCTCGTGGCCGCTGTGACCGTTTCTAGGTGTTTCGTGGGCGTCTTGTAGCCCTTTTGCCTTTTTCGGCGTTTGTGCGCCGTCTGCGCGTCTCTGCGTGGTGCGGCGCGTCGTAGCGAAGGTGGCACGGTGCGCACATTGCCATGAGGTTTTCGGGGCGGCAGTCCTCGGGCGCGTGGTTCAGGTGCGCCACGGTCAGCGTGCGCCGGTGCGTGTCGAACGGCTCACCCGGCTTGCGGCACTGCTTGCCGCACTTCTGGCACTTCCAGCCCGCCGCATCCTTCACCGCCGTTGCAACGGCTTTCCAGTTCGCCGGGTAGCGGTGTTTCTCCATCGGCATAGCGCACGCCTAACAAGCCGGTGCGAATACGCCAGACGATGCGGGCGCGGGTTCGCGCGGTCGTGGCGTGCGTACTCGATGCAAAGGAAACCTTCAAGCGCTCGAATATCGTTAGGCGAAATGTCGCGGTAGGTCAGATTCGCGCCCAGAATGTCGCGCACTTGATTGCGCGTGAAGGTGCTAGCCGATAAGGTCATCATTAGCCCCCTTCGCGTGCTTGCCGTGTGAGCGCTTGCGGATAGAGCCAAGCAAGCCATCTTCGGGGGTCTGCTTGTCCTTCCATGAAAGCCCCCTGCACTTCCAGCAGGGCGCACCGTCGGCGTTGTACCAATCAAGCGGGCGTTGCTTGCCGCACTTCGGGCAAGCCTTGGTTTTAACGTGTGGTTCGTAGTGAACTGGCATGGCTAAAAACTCCAATCTTTGCCGAATGTGTAAAACTTTGTGGATAACGCGGGGAAAACTCGAAAGTGAGTTCTGAAAGCCGCATGAAAAGAATGAGCGCCAAGAAAGAAGAACCAAGAAAGAAGACCTTGCTTGTAGATCAACGCAACAAGAAGGGTGGTGGTTTTTTGGGTTGGGTCTAAAGACCCAAAAAACCACCCTTATTGTTTTGTATTGTTTTGTATATTGGTTAGCCCACCCATTACCGAACGGGTTAGCCATCGGTTTAAGCGGTGGTTTTTTCTCGGTGTCTTTCAAGGTGAACATTTCATCTATTCACCTGCTCTTTTGGCGTTCTTCTTAGGTCTGCCGCCCTTGCGCCCGTTGTAGCGCTGCTTGCCGAAATACTCCGCGTTTTGGTGCATTCGCGTGTTCTCCAAGCATCCGTTTTCATTGGTTTGCAAAAGCCCGATTGAAAGCAAACCATCTATAAAAGCGGTGGTTTGCTCGATGGTTATAAGCTCGTTGAATTGCCCCGAATCGAAGCCCAGCACTTGACCCAAGATCAACTTATCTTCATCGGTGGTGAAGGGCACTTCATGTCCTTTGATGCTTGCCAAGTGTTCGCATATGCGCCACCAGCGCCCGTACCCGTCCCAACCGTGGCGCAATATAAGGCGCTGGCACTTTATGTCACTGGCAGCGTTTGAATCGTGTGGGAAATAGGCCATAGAACCCGCCGCAAGGTCTTCAACGGTGTTAGGCATCTGCTTTCCCTTCCGCTTTCATGTGGTCGCGAAGGTAGAGCGTTGCGGCATCACGCAGGACGCCAATGAAGATTTCGCGCGTGCCCTCTTTCGCTAACCCCTTAACGTCTTCCAAAATCGCCGCGCCGCACATGATGCCGGCCAAGATGCACGCACGCGCCGTTTTAGGCTCCAATTCCAGTTCCTCGCCCGTCTCGGCGTTGCAAAGCATGATTTCGTAGTCGTGCTGCAACGCCATCGCGTAGACGCGCATGATCGTTTCCTGCGCGGCCTTGCATTGCTTGTTCATTTCTCTTCGTCCTTTCTGTCGAACATCGATTTGCGAACCTCGATGCGCAAATCCGGGTGCATGTCCAGCAGCCACCGCGCCAGCAGCGGCGTAACCGTGTTGTTGATGCTGTAGCGGTGTTCTGCGCCGTACTGATCTGTGTAGGGCACCGGCACGAGCCTGTATGCGCTCTCATAGCGGGTTCGCTCGATTAGGTACTTGGTCGAAACCCGCAATCCGCGCCTGTGGATGGCTAGCGCCGTCAACTCGATTTCATGCGCCGCCTTGGGGTTGACCCGCAACCACTCGTTGAACAACTCGCGGTAGCTTTCGGCCTTGAGCGGAACCGGGAAGCAGAACGCCCTTTCTTGCGCCATCACGGCCTCGATTGGCTGCGTGTAGTCGTCGGTGTTCATATCTCACCGCGACTTTCCAGCCGGTTCAGAAGCGCCGCAAAGGCCGCTTCGGCTTCCTCTCGCGGCGCATTCCAGCGCACCGGCAGAGGGTGCCGCACGCGCACGCCGCCGCCCTTGTCTATGCACGCCATCCAGAATCCGCGCCTGTCGCGCTCGAACGTGGCTTTAGGCATGGCGCTTCACCAGCCATGCAATCACGGCGGCGTCGGCGGCGAAGCAAAGCGCCGTGGCTCCAAGGCCGCACACGTCGCCGATCCATATTTGGAAGGTGGCGACGGCCATGGGCAAAACGCCGGACATGGCAAGCGCAAGAAGTGCGCATACCGCGATTCGCTGCCAAAGACGCGGCCAACGCGCTATAATCTCCTCGTCAAATTGCGTGGTGCGATTTTGACGCGCAACCGCGCGGGTTCCAGCCGTGCGGTTGCATCTTCTTTGGGACGGCGTCGCAAAGCGGTCGCCAGGCTTCGGAAGAACGCCCGCTGCGTCGCGTCCAGCTTGCCGCCGAATCGCCATATAACCATTGTTGAAACCGATGGTTTTAGCGGTGGTTTTCGTCATGGCTAACCCCCGCTTTCCGGCATGGTTTAGAATTGGCGAAGTTTAAGCAGAAAAGTTCGCCGTCGTCAATCGGGCGAAGGTGCAGGCAGTAAATCGGGCTTCGCCCGCTCTTGTAGTGAATGCACCCATCGATAAACCGGCAATTCTGGCGCTCGAAATCTCTTGCCACGATTTCGAGCAGCCTTGACGCGCCCCGGCTTAGTTCATCAATCATCCGAAATGCTCCCTTCTCCGAATCGAACGCCCAGCCCGTACATGAGCATTCCAATTCCAACAAGCCAGAGCGCAACGCTCACGGTCGGGTACGGGCTTACGAGCGCAACCAGGATGAACAGTGCGCCAACTTTCATTCGCGCCTCCTTCCAATCAGTCAAAACAAGTCTTTTAGATTCGATTGCGCGGCATTTGGAGTACAATGCCAAGCGTGCTTCTAAGCGCCTCTTCCATCACTCATGTAAGGGGGTGGTCACTTTGGCCGACGTTTTGAGCA